TAACTATCTCGAATCTCACCCCTCAACCTCACTATGTAACGGTCACAAATACTAGCGCAGCCAACGCATTAGGCAATGAGTTCTATCTAGACTGGTTTGGTGGTAATGAAGGTACCCAGCCAAGTACGGGCGCGGGGCCGATTGTAGCCGTAGTTGGTGTAATGCGTGGTTTGAATCCTGTCTATCCGGACTATGGCAATAACTTTGGCGGCTCAGGTATTCACGGCACTGGAAATTATGATGCTCAACTTCGTGCGAGCATCGAACCTCTTCGCGTAGCGGGGTTAGGTATCAAATATGTTGATATCCGTGCCGCACAGGGAGACTATCCAGGCGGACCATTGCAGGCGGCTATGCTGGTTACGGATACCACTACCTGCAACTTCACGTCAGGATCAAATGCCGGATCAAGCTGCACTGGAATCGGCAGTCTAGCGGCTCAAGAGTATGTAGATGATGGAAACAGCTTCCTACCCCGCGGCGTAACGATTGCTACGGCTGGTGGTGGAGCAATCACGCTTGCTGGTCCTGTAAATGGAATCTCTGTCACCACACCCGGTAGCGGACAGACAAATGCTTGGTACTATGTAACAGCTAGCACGAACGGTGCAGTGGCGCTTGTAGGCGTCGGTCAAAATGGAGGAGCGAGTGGAACCTGTACTCAGGCGAGTATTGTTAGTCCCGGATTCCCCTACAATACAACTGCCCCAACATTCACAGTAGCTGCTGGCGGTACCCCCTGCACGCTGACTGCAACAATCAATAATACGGCGCTCCAAACCGGATCGGCTCACACTTTCAATGCTTTCCTGAGTCAGGTGCACCCTAATGATCCCGGCATGGCGCAGATTGCTAACGCAGTTTTGAATGTGGTAACGCCCACGGTGCCAAACACATTCACAGTGGCACAGGGTGGAGTTTCGGCTTCAGCGTTATTAGGCTCTGCAAATATATTCACAGCGCTTAACACTTTCAATGCTGGAATCGCAATGCCATCTGCACAAATTATTTCCTGGAATGGAGATACAGGTATTGCCCGCTGTAACGTGGCGGCAACGGTATGCGTAGGCAACGGTTCTGGGGTAAATAACAGCGGAAGTATCATAGCATCAACATTTGTAAACGTTCCGGCTAACATAGGAATAGGCAGCGGACAATTAGGAATTGGCAGCGCTGGAAGAATCGGATTCTCTTCTACGGCCTCATGGAACGGAACAGATGATGCAGGGTTAGATAGGGTTTCAGCTACTATCGTTGAAACTAATAACGGGACCGTCGGAAATGCTCTTGGATATCTTAAAACAAATAAGATATTCAGCGCAAGTAACTGTGTTTCCGCCGCTTCGCCCGCAGTGTGCGGCACAGCAAGTGCCGGACTTGTTGCAGTACCTCTAGGTCTCAATCAACCACTTACTATTAATACGTCAACTGTTACCGCAAATAGTGAAATTATGCTTACAGAAGATAGAAGTTTAGGTACAGCACTTGGGGTTACTTGTGATACCACGGTTGGTATAGGAGTTGTAGTTACATCCAGAGTTGCTGGAACTAGTTTCTCAATACTTACAACAGGAACAACAACTAGTCCTGAATGTATAAGCTATACAATAATCAACTAACCGTCCATTTTCTGGACACAAGGAATATATGAAAGAATCAAGAGCAAAATCCGCGATGGGCGGAAAATCTAGCAAGCGGTCAGGACGTAAGGTCCGCGAGATGCACATTCGTCCCGGCAAGAGCGGCGGCTATTTAGTAAAGCACGACCTTGAAAGCCCTTCCAAAGAAGACATGATGAATGCAATGATGGGCGGCGACCAGTCGAACCAGGAAGAACATTCAGTTCCCGATCTGGCTGGAATGCAGCAACATCTGGCACAGCATATGCCAGAGCAGAGCGGTGAGCCTGACGGCGACGAAGGGCAAGGAATGTAATGAGTTATACATCCGTACAGGGTAGGATTCCAGTAGCATTCAAATGTGGTTGTATAAAATTTATGCACTCACCCGGCGTAGCCGATCCTATGGGTTACTATGAAAGTACATATGACGGAGAAAATCCCGTATCGGAACCCGGAAACTGCTGGTATTGCAATCAAATTATAGTGCTAACTAAAAAGATTGGAGACCTCGATGGCCAAAGCAACTAAAGCACAGCAAAACAAAACAGAAAAAGTGATGAAGGAATTCAAGTCTGGTTCACTTAAGTCCTCGTCTGGACAGAAAGTTACAAACCGTAAGCAGGGAATTGCAATCGCGCTTTCAGAGGCCGGATTAAGTCGTGGAAAGAAGAAATAATATGTCATTAGAAGAATACACGAACTATCTAAGAAGTTAAACAGCAATACGACGCACAAAACCAAGTACAAGCTAGCGGTAGCAACCAAGGACTAAATCCTAACTACCATTCCTATCCTTGTCCGTCTTGCGGGCATTGTCCAACGTGTGGCAGGGGTGGACGACAAACGTATCCACATTATCCTCAAGTTACTTGGGTTCAGTACCCAACCACAACCACGGGATATGTCCAGTGTGGATCTGGTATCGCCGCAACTGAATAATAAGGAAAATATCATGGCATCGAAACATCCAGGATTTGCAGCAGTAGAATCCAAGATTGCTAGACAAAAAGGCGTCAAGGACGCGGGCGCAATTTTAGCGAGCGCGACGAGAAATGCTAGCGCCGCAGCAAAACGAAAGAATCCAAATTTAAAACGTGTAAAAGGGAAGTAGTTTCTAGTTCGTGGACCTTCAAGACCTCCAGAAAAAATACGGCATTGATGGCGAAATAACCGATTGGACTGCTGTATCTAACGATGACTTCTATGATTATCTAAATTCTAATCGCGAAGGCTTACAAGCCTTGGCTGAAAAAGGTATTCTTAGAGATCAGATATGGGCCAAAGAAGTTGTTCGCAGGTGTAAGCAGGATTTAGAGTGGTTAGCTGGATATTTCACTCACGAAACCAATCCAGAAACCTTCAGTAGTCCGATCACAGAGAATCGCATTCGCAAACAGAACCACGAACCGATTCTGAATCTATTCGTTAAAAAAGACGATTCGAAAACAATTGCAGAACAGAGCGAATTTAAGAATCGTCTTCTTCTGTATCCTCGATTGGGAATGAAATCGACAATTGGTCTGGTTGACATTGTACAGTGGATACTGAATTTCCCGCACATCCGTATTCTTATCTTGACCGCAGCCAAGAAACTGGCGATTGACTTCTTAGACGAGACCAAAGGTCACTTTTTAATAAAACAATACAATCCCAGTTTGATGAATCTTTTCTTTCCTGAGTTCTGCCTAGAAGAAAAAGATATGGGAGATCAGTTTGGATTTATATGCCCAGTGTGGGCAGCCAAGCAGGTTAAGCGCAAGGAGCCTACTGTTATGGCTTCTTCTATCGAATCTACGCTGTCTGGGTACCACTTTGAAATTATTCACTCAGACGATATTGTATCTAACCTTAATTCCGACAACGACGATCAATGTTTAAAAGTCGGTAAGAATTTTCGTATCAACAAGAAAATGCTTCGTACTTGGGGATACTCTACAAAAATAGGGACAAGATATAACGATTCGGACATTTATGGATCAGAAATTGGTAACAACGTAGGAACCCCAACAGTAACGACAGGCCCCGGATGGGAGTTGACCGCAAATCCTTCTAATAAGTCTCTAATACTTATCGGACGGGCGATGACAGTTAAACCAGAGGTTCGCGAGGAGTTAGTTAAAAAAGGGATTTCACCTGTAGATTTTTATCAGGAAGCAGGTCCTGACGGTGTTACCTTGGTAATGCCAAAGGTCTTGGATTACGCCACTCTTTTGACGATGTACAACGAGGATCGTCAAGGTAAGTGGGAAGATGGTTCGTTTGAAGGTCAGATGAATCAAAATCCTCTACCTGATCAAGAAGCGGTTTTCGATCTTCCGCTACTTTTAAGAAGCACAGTTCCTTTTACCGAAATGCCGCATAGAGGTCCGATTTCCCACACATGGGATTTCGCTTTCAGCAAGAAAAAATACAGAGATTTTACAGTTGGCACGTCAGTAATTTGGGACGAAAAGGGTGTTGGATATACGAACGACCTTATCCGCGATAGATTTATAACTCCTTTATCGCAGGCAAAAGCCATCGTTGAGTTCGCTCGTAAACACCACCCATACGTGATTGGAATCGAAGACGCCGGAGGATCTAATCTACTAGGTCCTACGATTGAAGCCGAAGCGCTGAAGACAAATGATCCGTATGTGATTCAAGTTTGCACCAAAATTGATTGGATCAAACCTGATACACAGAACGATGCGAAGCGTATTCGTATGGCTGCTCTTCAACCGTTGATGGTATACGGATTGTTCAAATTTGCATATCATATTCCGTTTCGCCAGATAGTATACGATGAGTTTATTCGCTGCCAAGGTACAAGGCAGACGAAAAATGATATTCCTGACGCACTATCTTACCAGCCGAGATACGCCCCTAG